TGTGCAGATCTAGCCTCAAATACGTTGTCGTCTTGGTTTCTTCTTATAAATCCGTAGTAGTCACCTTCCTTTAGTGAAAACCAAGTAGAATCTATGTATCCACTCTCTAGATCACTTGTAACCGTACAATCCCATGCGGCCGTTCCTTCTAAGCTTATGGTTTTAAACTTCTTCACCGTAGATGGAGAATCGTTTATTACACCAGTTATTGTTGAAGCGTCAGGAGTTAACGCATCGTAGTACGTGTTTCTTTGAGACCCTGTATTGTGTCTATATAGGTTACCTCCTTTAAAAGAGTAGAAGTAGTTATTCATTCCTACCATCATCTCTGGATAAAAGGAGTAGAACGAAGGCCACCCCTTTACTGATTCACTGTATGTTAATGTATATGCCATTTATTTATTTTTAAGGTAGTGTCTGGTCTTGAGGGCACCCTGGTGTCATGCTCCAAGTGTTTGTGCCTGAGTTCGCAGACCATATCGTAACTTTCACTTGATTAGCTATGTCTGAGGATCCTGTCGCGTTTTTATAAAACTCAAGTTTAATCTGACCGTTAGACGCTAACGCTGTAGGCGATGGATAGTCTGCCACAACTCCAATTTGCCCTGTCCCCGAACCGCTTGATCTTGTCTCAGACCCGTCTGATACTGCTATATCGGAGGCTGTGAAAAATGTAGGGTTAGTTGGGTTTACTGTGAATGTTTCCGTGAAATCTCCATCTCCTATATATTCATGATTAAATACTGGCCCAGTCAATGAAGTAATCTCAGATTCCAAAGTAGAGTCTGGAAGGTCGTTGCCAATAAATAAAGAGTCTGCAACAATTTCGTTAACATAAGTCAACTGTATCCTAGCAGGCTTGTCACCCACGTCAAAAGTAAACGTAACATCTCCTATAATGTCTGGCATGTTAACAATCGTTTCATACCTGCCTTCTTCATCAACAGTAAATGAATGTTGACCTCCGTAGCACTCTATGTCAGGTTCTACGTAATCCCATACAAGATATAAATATCTATAGCCGTTAGGGTTTGAATATATGAACTCTGCCTCATATGTTTCTCCAGGTATTGATGTTATTGATGTTTCTACATCATTTAATGTTGTTAGTAACGGAGTCAACTGATCTATCTGATCAGCAGTATATAACGTGTCAGACACTAAATACTTAAACCTATCATATTCCCAATCAACTGTTCCGCCGCCACCAATGTGACGCATTTTTACTGTAGATCCATCAGATGGAAACACGCCATCTCCAGCCAACCCAGTGCTTGTGTGCCACTGCGATATTGGTCCCTCCAAAAAAGTTACAGGTAATGTTAAAGGAGGTACAATTAAAGAAAACGGCCCTGGATAGATGAAATTTGAGTCGTGAGTTGCTGTTCCCCCCTCCATGTTTCTTGTATTTTTAACAATTCTAAATACAGTTAAGGACTGATCTATTACACATCCTACCGAAAGACTAAACGTTGCATTTGTTGGTGTTATAGTTACCGTGCATTGCTCTGTTTCAGGGTCTGATTTTGTGAAGTCTATAGTCCCACTTCCAGTTATCGTTTGATTTACAACCGTTGATGATGCATATACAACACTTATTACAGCAGACCCTTGTGAGACATTGTAAGTTATTGTGCTTGTTCCTATTGCAGATCCTAGGTCCACGTTAAATGTAGTAGCCGTACTACTTTCGTATTGTGTAATTTGCGTTCCACACTCTAAAGTATCAAGACCTTGAGTGAATGTTGAATCTGTAAATGTTAGTACGTACTCTCCCATATAAGGGTCGTAGCAACCTAGCTTTATATTATTTTTACTATCTATAAATCTATCTCTAAACCATGACCTCATACCAAGACTTGATATGACGTTAAGCTGCTCACTTCTGTTACCACCCTTTAGGTTTATGACAGCGCCTCTTTTTTCGTCTGTAAAAAATACGTTGCCTCCGTAAGAAGAAAAGCTTTCAATGTCAGAACAACCATACTCTTCTATTCTAGAAACTTGTTGTCCTAAAACCTCTGGAACAGAAGTAAGTGTTCCGCCTCCAACTGCATCAGACAATATATTCTTACCAGCCAGTACATAAGACACCTTATCCTCTTGAAGAACTAGTATGTCTGTTTGTCTTCCGTGTAGTACGTTTATAGGTCCAAAAGACTGTTCAAGTGTTTTAAAGTTAGCGAGTCCTAGATTAAACTCATTAAGCTTGTTTATGTTTGTCTCTTCATTGTATACACCACTATAAGTAACGTCTGAACTTCTGTGAGCTTCTTTGTAATCTTGCTCTGAAACAGATGTGACTCTTGCGCCTAATTTAAACCCAGGTTTTGCAAGTCCATCTCTAACTTTGTAGCTCTCTACACCATTACCAAAAGAAAAGCAATCGAACATTTCTAAATCTACAACAGCGCCTATACCTACTGAAGCATTTTGGTTCGTTACGTTTCCAGTGTGGTTCCTGTTTACTATGGGGTAACTCTTGTGACTTTGGTAGTATATCTCATTGTCATTGTCTAATGGCTCTGTTTCAAAAACTAAAGGATCTCCTCCTTTAATTATTGTTACTGTCATTTCGTTCCTGTTTGGTCTCCTCCTTGTACCATTATTCATTGAGTCAGATGTTATCCAGTGTCTACCTGTGGCAGGATCTTCATAGAACCTAACCTTCATCTCTCTCTCCTCATTCTCTCCAGCAGGGTCAATAACCTCACGGTGTCTTCCATGAGATATACCTGTTGTACCTGAAAGAGTTGATGTGGCAGGGAAACCACTTAGAATTACATCACTTCCATTCCCTAATGACTCAACAAATGTTATGTGGTTTGCACCTGGAGAGTTGCCTCCGACTGGTCCTCCCAGATATCCTGAATCAATATATGGGTCTGAAAAATCAATATTAGTGTTCTTCATAAAGTCATAAAGACTATCGAAGTCGTAGTTAGAAATATAAGTCTCCTTCCAAGCATAGTCGTAGTCATAGGTACCAAATCTAAAAGATCTGAACATTAGCTCTATTCTAGTGCCAGCTGGTATAGCTATAGGTTGAAATTCTAATTCTCCTGGAGTACCATAATCTGGGTTTGCTTCTGAAACACAAAAGTGAAGCCCTCCAGAGGTTTTTCCAGAGTCTGTTTTGTCGAATATATCATCCTCATCAATTTCCTTTATAGCAAAACCAGAGGGTTTTATTCTCATATAAAGACCTGTTGGCTCTGTTTCTTCGGTAGCATCACCGCTAATAAATCCTTGAGGTTGAACCTTTAAATCTAGTATTTTTGTCTTAACTAATGAACTAGCGGCAGCTTCCCCGTATTTCTTTACAATAAGAAGGTCACCTACCTTTGCTTTAGTTTGATTGTCTCCTTCTAGCCTTACCCAATAAGAAGCATCCTGTGCTAAAGGAAGCCAAAAATTTGAGTATAGGGTCTCATAGTCTGTTTTACTAGGTTTTACAACAAACCTGTATCTACTAGCCCAGCTAGGAGCTAAATGATCTAACTTTACCCGTATCTTATTTTGATTTCTGCTTTTTGATGCGTCAAAAAATACCGTATTATTTTCACTAACTAAAGCAGTAGAAGCTCTTCCATACTCATCTAAGTATTCAATACCTACCTCGTAGTCTCTATTACTATGGAAACTTCTTCTTTGATCGTCTGAAAATATAGTTGCCTGCGGAGAACTTATATGAAAAGTTTCGTAAGCAAAAGCCCCTGGGTTAGCTGGGTCTTCGTATTTAACACCTGGTATAGTTATTGTTATTGTGTCTGTTGTGCTGGATATTTCAAACCCTGTATTGTCTACATTGTTAGAGTCTACTGTAGATATCTTATTAAAAGGTGATTGAGCAACTATACTAGCAAAAAATCTGTCAGTCATTGAATACCCTTGATCAGCAGTTGCAAATGTGTCTCCAAGTACTATTGCATCTATAAACTCTTGACTTGTAGCCAAATCATCTGCATTGACATAATCTCTTAGCAGGGTAAATGCCCAACTATCATTGTAGTCATTTTCATCACCAGGGTAAGTTGCACCAGTAAAACCTTGACTTATAAGGTTTAGGCTTAGTGATATTGTTTTCCCTGCAACTAGTTCTGTGTCTTGAAGCAATAACTCGAACGAAGTATCATTGTCTACAGTCTGTATAAAATCATCGATAGCTTCTTCGCTAATGCCAAATGATGTCATTCTTATTGTTGTGTCTATATCGTATCCATCAACATAGTTACCATAAATAATTCTGTTACCTATAGATGTTTGGGTTTTAGCACGTTTAGGAACGTTATCAAATAATCTTAATATTTCAGAATCCTGTAAAGCTGTATATATTTTTTGGTTGTTAAACTTTAGAGTATACAACATATCATCAGCCCAACCCTGATTAGATTTATCAAATCTTTCTATAACATTAACCGTGTTAGAGTTTGATTGCTTGAAACATATATCAACACCTACAACGTTTTTGCTTCCTGTATTAATAGTTACAAGGGCTTCGTTGAATCTGTTTAACATTCCAATATTGTCAAAAGTACCAAAGTCTAATCTAAACCCCACAGGATTAAATCCAAGGTCAGAAAATTCTGACAACGCCGAGTACTCTCCATCGATATACTTATATCTATAAGCAAACCTTATAAACCTATCTTCTAAATAATTTTCCTTAGTATTGTTTAGAGAAAGAGTTAAGCTAGGAGATTCAACTGGTGGTTTTACTATTACTGATATATCGTCTTCAGTTATTTGATCTACACCTGCTATTGGAGCAGGGTATGCTCTAGTAACATTTATCTTTCTTGGCTGATTAAAGTTGTCAGTAAAGAATAATAGGTCGTCTACTAAGTTTATACCATTTACTAGGTTTTGGCTAGAAAAATTTAAAACAGTGGTACTGACAACATGTTTAACTAATAATGATGTGTTTTCGTTAAATGAGACTATCATGTCAACATTATCACTAGTAACAAACCAGTATATGGTTTCTCTTTCTCCGTCTTCAAATGCACCAATACATACAGGGTTTGAAAGAGGTAATTCATTATGAGTTAATGTAGTTAGCTTTTCAGTACCCTTAGCATTCTCAGCTGATCCAGCTTCTGCACCCTCTGGTGATGAGATACGAATATTCATCGCATCAATGTACTCTCCAGGTTTTAAAAGCCTCTCATCCAAGGATTTATTCATCCTGGACCCAATAAAATTCTTATTTACTTTCATACTACTTTATCCATTTATTTTGACCTCTCATGTTCATGAGTAGTCTGCCAGGGTGAATGTTGCTTAATCTAATCTTTGCATTTCTCAACAAAGAACTCTTGTCTTTTCTAGCCCTGTTAACGATGTATTCTTGTACACCAAATTTAGAGTTTAATATCGCATACTTAATGTACGCATATATGTAGTCTTCAAATAGTTTATTTACACTAACCTTAGAATCATCTCCACCTTCCATTCCATCTGATATGTATTCTATAACCACAATCTCGTCTGTCATGTGTGAGCTAAAGTTTATTACACCATTTGCTTTGTCAATTTTAAATGTTGGGTTCATATTAGCTGTTTCAGAATTGCTTCCGTACCTAGCTCCTATTGAAAAATCAAATATCCATTGACCGTCAATGCTATAGCCTAAGCTTCCATGAAAAGGCCCGTCACCTAAATATTGTGTTTTATGCATTCCGTCGATTCTTGTCCCATCAAGTAATGATGTTCCTATAAGTACATCTCCATCCTGGTCAAAAAGAACTCTACAATCGTTGTCTTGCAGATAACTCTTAGCAAAGTTTGTTTGTATGTTTTCTGTTAATGGAAATAATGTTCCGTCCTTAAATAAAGATATTCTATTCCAATTTACAAAATCAGGAGGAAGCACAACCTTTAGATTGTCACAGACAGTAAGCTCTACTATCTTAGTCTCCTTCATTGCATCGTAGTTCAATTCCTGTATCCCACGCTTAGCGTGAAAAAGAACGTTATATCTTTCAGCATTATTAACAAGCTTATCATTGCCAACGTACATTAGCATAAAATTGTTAACTATATCCTTTAATGATGTGTACTGGTATGAACCCCAATTAGCATCTTCTGGGAGGTTACCGTTGTTTTCGTAGTATTCGTATCCTGTTAAGTATGCCATTATCCTTGTTTTTGAGTTTCTTTACCTTCTTCGTTTTGACCTGAAACATACAGATCTTTTTCTCTTATAGAGATACCAGCATACTGTAAGATTTTAGCAACCAACAATGGCTCATCCTCTGGTGGAAGTTCAAAATCTTGATAGTCAGTAGCTGACTGATCAAAAACAGGTTCACTGTCTCCAGCGCCTAATGCAACATACGTCCACTTAGGGTCTAATGGTTTTCTTATATACTGTATAGTTACACCAGTGGTTATTGCACTAGGATATACGGTTATATCTGAACCATTCATAGCATATGCAGGAAATGATGTGGTAGGTGCGGTTAGGTTTGATGATGTAAGGTGTAATAGCTTACTGTTAGAAACCCTTTCAATTTCCGTGCTTCCATATCTAACTACGTTTAATAGGTAGTAATCATTGGGTATCGGAAATACTGGCCCGTTTGTATCATCAGGTGTATTTATAGTTGAGAATATATCTATAGCCTGTTCAATGTTTTTTACATGATCAGAGTACCCGCTTCCAGATTGTCTAACGTTCTGCTTAGTAATCCACTGGCTATATCTATAGAAGTAATCTTCAAAGATATCAAGCTGTGCTTGCTTTGCATATAGGTTAAAATCGAAGGGAGTGATGTATCCGAAGTTTTGTTTGTTAGCCACCGCTAGTACGGTGTTTCTTACGCTGTTTATCATCTCTATAACAATTTATGCAAAGATAGTAAAAATAAATAAACCCCTCCGTTTTTGAAGGGGTCTAGCATGTGTATGTAATTTTATATTACTCTTCTAGTTTATTCTCTAGCATAGTCATTACCTCTATACCCTCATCGGTTTGAAAGTAAGATGCAATAGTATAAACTGGAGATTCTCCAAATGGAAGGGTAATCATTTTCTTTTTATTACCACCTAAGTTAAAGTATACATCCTTATTATTGTTTTTAAGCCTTAATAAGCCCTCATCTAATAATTTTGATGCTAAGTTCTGTAGCTTAAGCATTGGATCGTTTAGAGTGTCTAAGAAGTCCTCTGGTTCGTTCTTAGCGTATAATCTAACGTCTCTCTTAAGTTCAGCTGTAGACATCTTGTCTATATTCATTCCTAATACAACTCTACCAATGGTTTCTAGCATCTCTATATTAAGATCTCTAGCTTGTAGCTGTGCTTCTAACTGATAGTCCAAGTTTTCAACTTCAACTGAAGCGTCTTTCTCCGTATCTACCTCAACAAAAACACTTCCGTTGTCAGGGTGTATTGATAAAAATTCCTGTAGTACTACATTTGTCTTGTCAACATATAAGAATCCATTCTCAAAAACCACAGGTTCTAGGATTGCATTTCCATCCTGTTCATCTTCAAATGGTGTTTTTTGGTTTGATGCGTATCTCAACGCTCTGTTTGACTCTCCGTCAAAGTGTAGTAGTGGTTTTCTTCTTGAGTTTCTTGTTCTGATTGAATAACTCAAAGGAGCGGTTGCCCCTGATAATCGATAGGTTCTGTCCTTAAGGACCTTTTGTTTTTTCATTTTAATTAAATTTAAAGTTTATAAGAGTAGTAATTACCCCCGTCACAACGACGAGGGTAAGGACTACTTATGTTTAATCTTACTTGAATAAGAAGAAGTTGTTTGCACCTAAAGTACAAAGAGCTCTTTCAGACAAGAAGTGAACTTCCATAGCGTCTAGGTCGCTGTTTGAAGCACCGCCAGCAGAACCAACGATCCATGACTTCATTTTGCGATCTTCAGCTTGGTCAGCTCTATAACGAACGTGTAAGAATGGACGCTTAGCGTTCTTTCCTAATACTTGATCGTATACAGTAGTTGATCCAGCTGGTACTAATACACCATTGATAGCTCCACCAGTAATACCACCACGCATAGTAGCGTCGTTCAAGTATTTCCAGTCAGACTTGTAAAAGTCATAACCTCTACGGAATCCTGTGAATCCAAGGTTTAATGCCATGTCTTGATCGTTATCAAACAATCCGTAAGATGAACCTGAAGAACCGAAGTTATTCTGTGCAGCCAACATAGTGTCTATATCAAAAGACATTCCACGATCTACAAAGATCACGTTCTCTTCGATAGCTCCTTGCTTATCTAAACGAGCAACAACGTCATCCCACTCAGTAAGAGCAGTTAATTGTCCTTGTGCAACGTTACCACGATTCTCTAGTACGTAAAGTAAACCTTCAGTACCTTTAGCAGAGGCGATAGCTCCTGAGTTAGCTTCAGCAGGCACAGCTTCGATCATAGAAGTCTCAAGGTAATCCTCAAAACGTAGACGAGTTTCGTGCTCAGACTTCAAGTACCATAGGTATCCAGAAGCACCGTTTTCAGTTGTTACCTCTACCCATCCGATCTGAGCCATGTCAGAACCGTTTACAGCGTACTTATCTTTCAAGATAATTGGGCTGTTCTCAAAGATTTCGCTTTCAGCTTCAATAGCACCTTCCATACCGTTAGTACCTTTAGCAAATTCAGAACCGTATACAAATACAGTTACACTTCCAGCGTAGTTAGCCTGTCCACCAGCTTCGTAAAAAGCAACAGTAAAGTCAAGACCAGATACGTTAGTAACGATACCTTTGTTGTTCAATGTAGAAGCAGCAGTGTTATCAGAGATCATCACTGTTTGTCCTTTTCTAATAGCTACAGCTGAAATTCCAGCGTCAGCTACAGTGAATACAGCAGTGTCATCAGTAGAAGATCCAGCAGATGTTACAGATGTATATTTAATGTGTAGTCTTCCTTGCTCAGTCCATTTGATTAGGTCAGAGTTAGAAGGCATCTCAGCTCCTACTAAACGTAAGAAAGAAGAGATAGATCGGTTTCCATAACGCTCAAATTCTTTTTCATGAGTGTCAGGTAAGTATTGACTTAAAAAGTCAAAACTTGAAATGTAAGACGCAGGAGTAACTTGTTGAGATGGACTCGGTGTTAAGCTAAATCCTGGCGTTGAGTTTACAGATAATGCCATAATTTTTTAATTTTTTGTGTTGTGTTTTTATCGTTTTTTAATCTTTAATCCACGCCCACTGTCTGTATCTAATGCTCTAATTTTAAATCCAGAATCATTACTTATTTTTTGAGGTGAACTCTTTAAATCCATGTTTATATTTTTGGACTGTCTTGAGCCATCCACTACGGCATCAGCCTTACCTTTCTCATAAAAGAAAGTAGCCAACTTTTCAGGATTCATAGCAGCAGCAAGTGCTTTATGGTATCCAGCCGCATCAGTAACCATTCCATTATCATCTAAATACTTAGAGATAAAATTGTTAACATCAGATTGAAGAGCTTTGATTTCCTTTGTTTCTCCAGGGCTAAACAGAATCTCTTGATCACCGACCTTGAACCCAAAACCTTTGAATTCGTCACTGAAAATTTCATCCGTCTTCTTCTGAAAATACTCTGATTTCTTAGCATTCTCTTCTTGAATAGACTGTGCTTGTGATATATATTCCTTGTAAGCATTGTAAGTCTCCGCTTCATCTTCGTTGACAGGTGTACTAGCCGACTCGGTAGGCACCTTGTATGTCTCCTTTAATTCATTGAAGTACTTCTTTGCTTTCGCAAGTTCTCTTTTCTTTGCGATTTTCTTTGCCTTAACATCAGAATCCTCATCCAACTCTTCATCATAAGAAAATTTTTGACTCATAAGATACTCAATATCTTCTGAATCTAAGTCACTTTCTGTAGAGGCATAGTACTCACGCAATACTTGATCAGGGTTCATCTTATCATAATCGGCTTGTAGCTTCATAAAATCGTCAATCCCTCGACCAGTCTCCTTCTTGTATTTTAAGAAGGCAGATACGTCCTCTGGTAAATCATCGTTTGCTTCACGTTGAGAAAACAAATCATCCACAGAGTTAATCTCTTTGTTATATCTTTCTTTAATAAATGAAAGAACGTCGTCCTCAGTAAACTGAGGCTCTTCAACTTCTTCAGTTGTTTCTTGCTCTACTGACTGCTCTTCAACAGCTTCAGTAGCGGTTTCAGTAGGCTGCTCTTCAACAACCTCTGTTTTTTCTTCATGCTGCTCAAGTAGTTCATTTTCAACTTCTTGTACAGACTTTTCTCCTGGCCCTGGGACCGCTTTTACTTTTATTTCCATATTAAATTAAATTTACTGCGCAAAATTACGCATTAATATTATTTATTTTTTTAAGTAAGAATCTAACTTCTTCTCATTTTTTTTTTCTTTTGTCTATAAGCCTTCATAGCTTCTCTTTTCGCCTTGCCCTTTTTCCAAGAACCCGCTGCAAATCGTTCAGCTCTTCTTTTAGATTTGAACTCATAAACCTCTCCTGCCGCTAAAGCCTCATCAAAACTTTGAGGTCTTGCTTTTTCTTCTCCTTTGAATGTAATAGTAGGTGCAGCGTAGTTTTTACGTTTACTATCACCGCTATACGTAGCCATTTTTACAGTAGCATTTCTGCCTGAGTTGTTTCTCTCAAGACTTCTTAAATGCTTCTTTCTTTTTCTTTTTATAGTACTCATATTATCTAGGTTCAAACTCAGCAAGATCAAAACCATCTAGCGTGTCTTCATTAGACTCAAAGTTAATAGGAGGGAGATCCTTCTTACGCTGATCTATCAATTTAGATTGTTGGCTATTTTGCTTGCTAATTCTATCACTCTTTGCTTTTTCTTTTAAATCTTCTCTAGACTTTAATGCCTCAGATTCAACACCTTTTAACTGCATGTTCAGCTGAAATTCTAACTGCATAAGTTCAGACTTAATAGCTGCCTCACCACGCATTCTTTCAATATCAAAACCAGCTTTTGCTTGTGCGATCTGCATCTCAGACTGAGTTTCCATTTGAAGTTTTTGTGCCGAAACTTGAGCTGCCATTTGTTGTGATTGCATCTGAGCTTGTTGCTGTTGTTGAATCTTCTGCATCTCAAACTGTTGTCTCTCCTTTTCTTTTCGTTTTCTCTTAACCTTAAGAAGTTGGTTTGCAAGTTTTACATTTTTAACCTCTCTAATATCTATAGCGTCATCAAGATCAATAGATCCCTTTGACAGTGCCATTTGAATGTTTTGCTCAAGCATTTGTTTTTGCTCGTCATCTGGTGCCATTTCTATAAATACACCGAAGTCATATATATGCAGGTCACTTATTTCCTTAAGTAAGTTGACATTATATTTACCAATCTGCATAACAAACTCCTCCTTGTGTGGGTGGTATTCTAATGCATCAGATACTCTACATGTTAACGCTGTAGCAAGGTCTCTTGTAATATCTAAACTAGCATCAAGAATATGTCTTGTTGCAGTGTTACTGTTAAGGGCCGCTAATTTTTGTAAGCCAACTAATGAGTCTGGATCAGGCATAGAGCCATCTCTAGCTTCATTTAACCCAGTTACATCTCTAAGCATTTGTAGATAATGGTTATAGCTGTTAACTAAAGAACTTATTTTTCCTTGACCACTATTTTTGGCAAGCTCTTGAATAGGAACTCTAGCATTGTTAAACTCACCATCTTGAGTGTAACTACGACCAACAACAGAACCAGTTTGAAAGTATAGCCTTAAGGCATCCTCAGGATTATAGCTAGCGCCATTACCAAGGTCAACTTCATTTAAACCATCAGCATCTATAAATACGCCATCTGGTACAACTTTTTGTATTACCTGCTGTAACTTCAAGTGCGTCATTTGGATGAGGTCTGCAAAAGGAACCATTCTCCTAAGCAATGATTCAATATTGCCTTTATACATTCTTGGGGCACATGCTACATAGTTAGCCATTGCGTTCTGTGACGCGGACTTAGGTCTAACCATATTTTCAGCAAGCTGCCACTTAAGTATAATGTTAGTACCCATGACCATAACGCCTTCATACCATACGTCTATGACCTTTTCAACTTTTTCAAAGCCTCTCTCCTCCATCATTTCTGCTGGTGGATTAAACGTATCTTCTTTCTCTATAACTTTTTCACCCTTTTTCTTGTAAACAAACTTTTTAGTTGTTTTATAATTATAATGTAAAAGAGTTACAGTATCATTATTAAATAATGAATTATCGTAAAACTGTGTTGAGTTAAAGTAGTTATGCCAATCAGAACTAGACTTTGAAATGTGCTCTAAATCTTTATCTGTTAGTGTTGGATCTATTTTAAGAAGCTCGCTAATGTGAGTTGTTTTTACTTCACCCCAGTAGAAGCAGTCGTTGAAGTTTGGATCCTCGGTATAACTGTATACAACGTTGGCAGGGTCTACATATTTAGTTACGATACCTGTTCCAGGTAGATACTCGTGTTTAGCACACCCCACACCTACTGTAGTTATATCGTATATAATTCTTTTCCTAACGTCATCATACTTGTTCTCAGATAGAACTGTATTAATAACCGCTTCTTCTGCAAGCTCTATAGATGACTTATAGTTAAGTTGCATGTGCAACTGTAGTTCCTCATCATTAGCTGGCAAGTTTTCAGGATCTGTGTTGAACGCATCTATACCAAAGTCATTCTTTACTTGAGACAGTAAATCCTTTGATATCATGTCTTCCTCTATTGTGTCCTGATATTGGTTTCTTTTCTCAGCAGACATCGCATCCTGTGCGTATGCCTTAACCTCAAACAACCTGTCAGCCATCCCGTTCACGACAATGTCTATGAATTTTGGTATAATTGGAACTGGTGTCCAGTCAAGGTTCATGTACGATAAATCGCCATCAACAGCTAGTTCGTTCTTGTACTTTCCTACAGACTGCTCCGCTCTTGCATACAGCCTGAGTTTATGGAAGGAGTCCCATTGATTGTAAAACTTAGATCCACCGTTATCTTTTTTAAACCATTCATATTGTATAGCTTGACCAATCTGAAGACCAAACTCCTTGGTATTCTTTTTTGAGTCAGATACATATTGACTTGGAAAAGATGATTGATCTATAGAAATGTTTATCTCTTTCATCTAATTATTTGACTAATACTTCCCTTATTGTTATATCTTGCAAAGTTAATGCTTATTTTCGAATCTTTTTTAACCTTCTGGTATAAATGCTGCTGGTTAGCCATTATAGCTAATCCTGAGCTTATCGATGCATCAAACTTCGTTCTATTGTTTATATCAAACCTTGCCCAGTCCTGTAAGGTCCTACTAAAGTACATAGATCCCATCTCGTCATTAGACCTATATGTTCCATCCATATCAAGGCCTACGTACTTCTCTATGTACGTCTCTATAGCTGATGCGTGTGCCTGCTTCACAGCCTCAGACGAGTTAGGAATACCTCCTAATTCTTTCTCTGTTTTAGAAAGCCCTCTGGTAGGTTTATCTGGTCTATTTAGTGAATACTTTCTATACCCTCTATTCTTAAAGTGATACAATAACCTAGGCTTGTTGTTCTCTGCTAGTATTGGCATACCATAAAACACACAGGCCATCAAAACATCCTCGAAGAATAGCTCAGCAGTCTGTGGTCTAGCAACGTACTCTAAGAAAAACTCGTTAACAGGAGCGTCATCCATGTGAAACTTTGTTAGTCCGTGTAAAGCCCCATTAGACCCACCACCACCTACTGTTCCAGATATGTCATACGAGTCACATCCAAACGACCCTATATGATCATTCCCTGGTATTTTATTGCCGTTAGAAACCTGCATATTATTCTGTAGCTTACTATTTGGTATCCAAGAAACTAAGAACCTACCTCTATCGTTTGGTGTCCATATTACCTCCGTATCTATGTTACCATTCTTCCAGTGAAACGATCCACGAGTCAATACCCTATCTCGAATAAGGTTATCGTTGTAGTCTATCTGCTGGTAAATCTTTGTCAGGTTAAATATAGAACTCTTGCTTTCATCTCTAAATGCATGGGACTCAGTTCTTGAGAACTGTCTGTAGTACTCATTAAGTGCATCAGGATCGTTTTTAAGAGACTTAACCTCGTCCTCCCAGTAGTTTATAGCACCCTTTGATATCATCTCACCATCAACACCTAAAACAGCCTTAGAAGGCGTCTCAAGCACTGGCATTCCGTGCCTATCTATAAAGCCTTCCATGTTCCATTCCATGGGAACGAAAAGTGAATATAAACCGCTCTTGGTCTGACCATTAGCGTTCCTATTCGCTGGATTTGAATCATAGTACAGTCTCTTGAAATTTTCACCACCCTTGTCTAGAGCGTTTGATGTAGAACCCATTAAACACTTTCCAATAATCTTACTACCCAGTCTAAGGCAAGTCTTTGTTACACGCCAGTTGTTAAGTATGTTGTTTGGTCTAATCCATTTACCACTCTCATCATGCACAAGCAAAAGTAGTTTCTCCCCATCATAGCTGTTGTCATCCGTGTTCTTCCAGTCAATAGTAGTATCAAGACCTGTAAGGCCAGAGTCATCAACATCATACATATTCTTCTTAGATATCTTTGATGCTGGTACACGATATGCTAACTCAGTCTTTGGCTTATCCATACCGTCCTGAACTGGCTTAAAAAAGAATGGATAGTTACTGGATATAGGGACAACCTTATCTGTAAACATCTTCTTCGCATCAGATCCAGTCTTTGATAGTATCCCCACCCTAGAATCCTTAGCTAGTGTAGCTGTATTAACACATTCCGCTGATGACATAAATGAAAACCCAGACCGTCTTATCTTTAAATATATCATACCAAAACACCTGTTGTCAGCCTTACAAGCCTCCCAGTATATAAAGAATATTCTATTTGCTTCACGAAAATCTGGATGCCCAACATCTATCTTCGTCCACTGTAAGTACATATAGTGTGTACCTGTAATGTATGTAGGCTTACCATTATTGTAGAACCAGAAACCTTCCTCTCTTCTGTCAAACTCAGACTCTATGTAGTCTACCCACTTGGTTTTAAAATCTTTAGGAGCTTCATTCCACTGAAAAATACTTTTAATCCTGTCGAGCTGTTTTGGGTAACCAAATGGCTCCCAGTACTGCTCAGGCTTTTTATCACTCCGTTTATATATATCCTTTGGTTTTGCGGGCAGACCAATGTTTAAACCATTGACTTTTATAACCTCGCCAAGAGTCCCGTCTTTAGATATTACAATAATATCATACTTTTCGTCGTAACCATATTTCCATTTCTTGCTCTTTAAAACACCCTTTGGAACTATATCTACAACCTTATATAAAACATTACTTAGCCCTTCTCTCTGCAAAACTACTTAGATCTTTTTTATCGGTTATCTCATCGTCTTCTAGTAAAGCCTTTTCAGATTCTATTCTAGATAAAATCTCAAACGCATCAAATATAGCTAGCTTCTTAGTTGCAGCAGCATTCTTAAGCCTATCAGCAGCTAGTTCAGGAGATAGATCATCAAGGTCTTTCTTTACTATACCTTCCTTTGCAACCTTTACAAGCTCCTTTACAGCCTGCTCAGCTGCCCTTATAATCTCTAGCTTTATTTGTTTAGAATCCATTACAGTTTTATTGTTATACTATTAGTAAGTACCCTGTATAGCTTCTCTCCATCAATATCAAATTCATACTCACTATCAGGCTTAAATGATACCATGTCTCCTTCGTTTACCCCTAAAGATACTAATTTATTATTTGTGTATTTAACAATACCTACAAGCGGCTGCTCTATACCTGGTACCTCCAAGAAATAATCTTCCTTAGGGACAGGTTTTACAAAGCAAAACATATCCTCTGCCTTCCACTTATTGTTATGGTTATACAAGTAATACTGATAGTCATCAACAAGAAAAAGGTCATCCATAAAGTAACTCTTGCCACTTTTCTGTTTACCTTGCATGTTGTAATAATACTTAAATACGTTGTGATGTACGATTATTGTGTCACCTGGCTCTATTTCCCCTGAATAGTCAATAGGGGTCTCTACCACGGTTGCGTAACGGTTAGATACGGTATGATCCTCCTGAGATGCGCTTGTTATAAAGTCAACACCTCCGATGTTTTTAATGTTGTCATACCTTCTACCATTATACGGACGTACAATGAAGTTGAAGGGTGATTTCATTTAGAAATTTATATTATATTCAATTGATACAGGCATGTTTTTATTAAACTCCTTCCAGAGAATAATCTCGTCCTGTCTTTCTATCCAAATTCTATACGACTCAGCGTCTGGGTTGTATTGAATTAGATGTATATTATATTCTTTATTTAAAACCTCTTGGCCGACTATGTAATGCATTGCACTTGATTTATAGTCAGCACCAAGAGAAATCTTTCTGATTTCCATTATGTAAGTCTTATCTGCACCACGTTTCCGTTTCTGTACAACTCTCCGATAGCTACACCACCTGC